ATGTTCAAGAACGCATTTGCAAACCTGCAGAAAGTAGGTAAATCGCTGATGCTGCCGGTATCCGTATTGCCTATTGCAGGTATTCTGCTGGGCGTCGGTTCCGCCAACTTTAGCTGGCTGCCTATGGTAGTCTCCCACGTGATGGCAGAAGCTGGCGGGTCTGTATTCGCCAATATGCCGTTAATTTTCGCCATCGGTGTGGCTTTGGGCTTCACTAACAACGACGGTGTTTCCGCACTGGCCGCTGTGGTGGCTTACGGTATCATGGTGAAAACCATGGCCGTGGTTGCTCCGCTGGTTCTGCATCTGCCAGCCGAAGAGATCGCAGCCAAACACCTGGCCGATACCGGTGTGCTCGGGGGGATTATCTCCGGCTCCATCGCTGCCTACATGTTCAACCGCTTCTTCCGCATCCAATTGCCGGAATACCTGGGCTTCTTTGCCGGTAAGCGTTTTGTTCCGATCATCTCTGGTCTGGCGGCCATCATTCTGGGCGTGATTCTGTCCTTTATCTGGCCTCCAATCGGTACGGCTATCCAGACCTTCTCACAATGGGCGGCTTATCAGAACCCAGTGGTTGCGTTTGGTATTTACGGTGTCGTTGAGCGTGCTCTGGTGCCGTTTGGCCTGCACCACATCTGGAACGTACCATTCCAGATGCAAATTGGTGAATTCACCAATGCAGCGGGTCAAGTGTTCCACGGTGACATTCCGCGTTACATGGCGGGTGACCCAACTGCAGGTATGTTGTCCGGTGGCTTCCTGTTCAAGATGTACGGTCTGCCAGCTGCTGCGATTGCCATCTGGCATTCAGCTAAGCCGGAAAACCGTGCCAAAGTCGGCGGTATCATGATCTCCGCTGCGTTGACCTCGTTCCTGACCGGTATTACCGAACCCATCGAATTCTCGTTCATGTTCGTTGCACCGATCCTGTACGTGATCCACGCACTTCTGGCAGGCTTGGCATTCCCAATCTGTATTCTGTTGGGTATGCGTGACGGTACCAGCTTCTCGCACGGTCTGATCGACTTCATCGTACTGAGCGGTAACAGCAGCAAAATCTGGCTGTTCCCAATCGTCGGTGTTATCTACGGTCTGGTGTACTACACCATCTTCCGCGTGCTGATTGCAAAATTGGATCTGAAAACTCCTGGTCGTGAAGATACGACGGCTGATCAGGTTACTCAGGGCGGTTCTGAAATGTCTGCAGCTTTGGTTCAGGCATTTGGCGGTAAAGAAAACATCACTAACCTGGATGCTTGTATCACTCGTCTGCGCGTTAGCGTGGCCGACATATCCAAGGTTGACCAGGCTGGGCTGAAGAAACTGGGTGCTGCGGGCGTTGTGGTCGCAGGTTCTGGCGTTCAGGCCATCTTTGGTACCAAGTCTGATAACCTGAAAACAGATATGGATGAGTACATCCGTAATCACTGATTCAGGCTGGGGAGCTTATGGGGGAGGCCGATGGCCTCCCTTTTTTTATGGTTTTTTCATTGATTTATAAGGGTTATTTATTCTCCATGCCCACAAAGTGACCACCGGTAGTGCCTCGGGTGGCCTTTAGACATAAAAAAGCCAGCCCGTAGGCTGGCCGGTTACTGCTCTATGGCTTGCATCAATGTGCAGCTCTCTTTACTTCCTTTCCCTGGCGTGGCCGCAATGTTCTGCAATTGCTGCTTTGCTGCCAGTCTACTCAGGTATGCAGCCACCCTCCAATTGATTACGCAGATCAATAACCCGTTAATTGATCGCTCAAACCGATCGAAAGATAATCAACACACAGGCAACAAATCATCACGGATTGCGACTAAGTGATAACGGATAGCGGGTAAGTCATCACGGATAACACGCGATCCTTTGTGCAATAAATTGCAAATGCTTTACTTGCTGCCAATCAGGCTAGAACCCGCGCCATGCCTCGCACGGACAACGCCCCCACGCTTTACCAGCGCCGCTATAACTCTGTAGATGATCCACACGGAAAGCTAAGAGATCCTTTTTAAAACATTAAGTTAACCAACCGGTTAGCCACACGACCAACTCGTTTCCTTGCACAACCTTGCAAAACATTGCACAAAGTGCAAAGCCGGTCAGACGTGAGAACCCCAGCCACGGCGCGGGCTAGCGGGGTGGTTTGCGCATAACTTCTTTTGCAAAATTTATATGATCCAAATCGTGCAGGCGGGTGCGGTGTAGCGCCGTTTCCGTCCCGCATGCGCTTCCGTGACCCATTTTACCCGGCCCCTCTGGGATGTGGTGAGGTGATAGAGTTTCACACTATGCACGGGCATAGTGTGGCGGTCGGGCGGCGTGTGATTGTATTGAGGAGGTATCAGCAGGGCACGGCATAGCCGGGGATATCAGGCAATGAATGGGCCGTATTTTTGGGTAAGGACTGCGGTCATGTTGGCTGTCGCGGTGATGGCGGCGCTGTTGGTTGGTGTACCGGTATTGCTGTGAACATGCTGTGCTGTCTGTTGGGCCAACTGGTGGAGTACGTCCAAGGTGTCAGTCAACAGGGTTAACACGTTCACTTCCTCGCTACCCAGGCGGATAGAAGGGGCCATAAATTCATGTGCCTGTGCCACGCTGCGGCGGATACCGGCGATTTGCTCGGTAAGATTGCCCTTAATCTGGGTGTCCTGGCTGCCGCCGATCGTGGTTTTATCATCCAGGCCCACCTGGCTGTTTCGATTTTTTCCGCAAGTGCTGACCAGGCTTCCCAATGTGCCGATGGTGTAGTCATCCTCAGCCAAATGAATAACCGCCCCGGCCAACAGTTTGGCGCTGCCCAGCACGGTGGCCGTGTCGTTGCCTTTGATGGTCACCGTTCGCGTGGTAGTGGTCCGGGTTTCGGTGTCACTGGTCACCGTGCGCGTGTTGCTGGTTTCCTCAATCGCCTGGTCAGTTTCACGTTGCCAACTGCCTGCCATGGTGACTCGCTGGCTCACACCGGCCCGCTGTTGCTGCAACTGCTCACCCGGCTTGATATCCGGCAACGCATGACCGTCTTGCAGCGTCTGGCGGATCAGTGGCTTGTCTGGCCGACCTTCCGCAAATCCGACCTCGACAACGGTTCCCTCTGGCGGGTATTGATACATGCCCCCTTCGGCCCCGGCCATCGGTACCGGCAGCGGTACCGCATTGTAAACCGGGGTATCCTTCGCCGCCGTGCCGTTCTCATCCAACAGTTGGAGGTTGACGGCATAGCGTGGGCGGAAGGGATCAGACTGATCGCCGAGGCTGGCGGTATCCGTTGGCCCCATGACACGCGCCAGGCGTGGCAGGTGAAGACCGGCGCTCAATTCAGGATAAATTTTATCAATCTGACGCTGCTCCGGAGATTTCTGTGCCGGTTTTCCCTGGCTGTTGAGTGGCGTCCATGTCAGCGTCATTTCATCATCACGGACAGTAACTTGCGTGATGCGTTGGCCGTTAACAACAACGCCGGGCCGTATGGCTGGGATTAACGGCAGCGTCATGCTGTTACCCGCCGCAGCGCGTTGAATAAAGTCGGTGGGGATATCGACCGGTGATCGCGCAAAGAGCGAATCCGCATAACTGCCGACAAATACAGTACCATCCGATAGCTGATACCAGGTGTAATCCGTAATGCCAAAAGTACGGCCCAAGTTAGCCAATAACTGATCGCCGCTACCGCTGTGCGTAAAATGGGGAATGGGCGTATCAAGATAAACGGCATTTTCCGGCAGTGAAAATACCATGCCGGTAAGCCTGGCAACCTCGGCGATCACATCACGTAACGTCGGGTGTTGCAGCGATACCGGCCATTGCTGGGCGAACACGCCGACCAACTCACGCACTAAAAGACGCTGCGCGCCGTTTTCGGCCGGGCTGCTGCGCTCAACATAGCCGGTAAACCAGCGGTAAACGGTGCTGTTGATGCCCAAATCCAGGCGCACCAGTTGTCCGGTATAGTCGAACGGCGTTAATGCCGAAATAAATCCCCGACCACAGGCGGCCAACTCAAGCACGATATGGAAAGACGCCACCGCGAGAACGTCGGTGCCGATCCGCAAGGTGATAACCGGTTTCATTGATTGCCCCCAGGGCCGATCGCCGTATCCACTTTTTTAAGCACATTCTCGAACCAGGAAAGCTTTTCCGGCGACTCCTCAGCGCTGGCGGTACCGCTGCCCTGGGCGCTCACATTACCGCCCGTTCCCCCGGCTTGCATGGCTTTACGCTCGGCCACGCTGAAATACTCTTTCAGCGTGAAGTTGACTAACCAGGCCATGAGGTCAGTCTGGGGTGAGATATCGACGTTACTGGAAAATGTCGCCTCCCTGAATTTGATCGCCTGGGCGACTTCATGAGCCACGCGGTAACGCTTCATTTTTCCGCTCGCGTCTTTGGTTTCCGCCAGCGCAAAAAGGCGGGTTAACTGCTCTTTTTCAGAAAAGGGGATCAGCCCGGACACGCGTAACTCTTTACCCTTAATCCCTTGTTCGGCACTGGCTGTACTGCTGGATTGGCCGGACTGGTCTTTATCCTGAATTTGCATGGACGGGGAAACCAGAATGTTTTTCAGCAAAATGGCTTCGCCATCCAGCGCCAGCACAATGATATTTGTCATAGCTCCCCCAACATGGCGCGCAGCGGCGCGAGATCATCGCCGACAAACATCAGCGCCAGTGTAAAAACGTTGTCTGATACAGGTACCGCATCACGCATCAACCTGGCGGCGGCTTGCGTATCGCCGATCGCCGAGATAGACCACACCGGCACGCTACCGGCCTGCAACTGTTGCAAACCTTGCTTTGCCGCATCCAACAGGGCCGCACGCTGCTGGGCAAACGCGGCCAAGGCAACGGTCACACTCTCCGGCGTGCTGGGTGCGATACTCTCCGCAAATGCCTGGATCATGTCTTGCACCCCAGCGGCTTGGCGTGTGGTGCTGACCGATAGCGGTACCGCTGGCGGTAGCCCGTTGCTGATCGCGGGTAACTGCATGCGGCTGGTTGCCAGCCCGATCGCTGTCGTAGCCCGGCGCTGTACCTGGGTTAACGCCGGGATAGGAAATACGTCGGCGGCAGCGGCCAACAGAGTGGCAAACGATGCCAGCGTGGGGGCGGTCAGCATGATCACGCTGACATCCTGGCGTACTGACGCTCCGGCCAACTTATTGACCAGATAGTTAACCGCGTTCGGCGGGCTCAGATAAAAACCGGATTCCTCCTCCTGGCCCAGCCCAAAAACCCACGGGTGCGCCACTAGGGTGGAACACGTCACCGCCCCCAGATTTTCAGGGATATGCAGGCGCTTTTGCTCCCACATTACGGCATCACCGGCCATTCAATCGCGGGCGCAGATTGCAGATCAACACGGCCCAATAACACGCGGTAGGTTTTCCATGCCGTCAGGTGATCGGCGTCGCCATCCTGCTGGATCCCCAACGCAATGGCATCGTCCAATTCGGTAATTTTCTGGTCTGCCCCGGCGCGTAATACCTGGCGCTGCTGCTGAGCCTGGCTGATAGCCAACTGCTGCTGTTGTGCAACTTCTTGATGCTGGGCCTCTTGTTGCGCCTGGATATCGGTCACCCATTCCGTGCCGTTCCAGGTATCAAACGCCGTGCCTGGCGGGGTAAAGGTGCAATCATCGGGCAAGATAAACCAGAGATCAGGTACCGTGTGCGATTGGCCGTCAGCGCTGTAATACGGGGTGCCGGTCTTGTTGGTTAGCTCAAGCCATGCGCCATCCTTGAATAACAGGACATTACCCGGCGCGGGCACCGGTGGGGGGAGGGTAATAGCCCCCTCGGGCAGGGCGTCGACCAGTTCCAGCACAATAGACAAGGTGCCGTGGTTATCCCAATACTCAACCCCGCGCAGGTCAGGCACGGCATGCCACTTCTGCCCATTCCATACCCCGGCCATGCCACTTTTTGGCTGGCATGGCTCGGTGGTGCAATTAGCGGGTAATCCTGTGTGAGGCGGGATGCAGTAATTAAACGTGCCGGTAAACAGGCCTTTTTCATCAAAGTTGTAAATCCACACAAAACGCGGATTTGCTGAAAATTCAAACGTCGTGCTCATTATGCCAACCTCACGATGTAGTTAAATGCAATGTTATCAACGGTGTTTTTTGCCGCGCCGTAAGGGTCAATGCGCAAGTTGTGGCCGTGCCAGCCTAAAACGACCCAGTGGGTATGATCAGGAACAGGGGCAATTATGTTGATATCACCATATCCACGATCCTGATCAATCGAATGGCGTGTACTCCATCCCCCATCCAGAGCCGTATTTGAGTTGTATGACCGTAAGCGGGGTTGAAAAGCCCCATTAGCCGTTGTTTGTCTGCTACCCAGGTCGATGCCCCCAACCTCGCCGGTATGCCCGTGATATTTGACCTCGCCATCAGCGTTGACGAGCGGTTGACGGTCATCAGGTTTGCCCAAAATGGTGCGCCCCCGCATGTTGGGCAGCACACCAGACGGGTAAGCGGTGGTGAGTTGCGGATAGGCCATGGTGTTAAATGCCTGGCCTACCATCAGTGCAAAACCAGTGGGGGCGGTATTGGTCGGCCAGGGCATGGGTACCCCGACCGGGAGAAGCTCGCTTTGCAGGGCAAAAGTGCCCGCTTTGCTGGCAATCCGACCGTTATCAGGATCAAACAGCCAGGTACTTTCAGCAATGTCGCTGATCGCATGAATGACCGGTTGTGCGGATTTGTCCTCTTTAGGCATCAGAAGCCCGAAACTGACCGCCGTCGGCCACCCTTTGCCCTTGCGCGTTGCCCTTCCCTTAATCAACGGCACATAGACAGTTCCCTTTCCCCCAGGCGGGTTTTCCCAATCGAAATTCGGCTGAAAGAAAGGTGCGCGTGTATTCAAGTGATCCGTGTACGCACCGGCCCCTTCAGGCCAATTGTTGCCACCGTTACCATTAGCCTGGAAGTAGGTTGCGCCCAACTTTCCCGAGGCAGTATCACCGGCCTTAAACAGAAAACGCGTGTCAGACTCCCCTTTGCTGTACACGTCGAGATCGTCAACATCCTGGCGTAAGGCATCAAGAGGAAACGGCTGGCGTTCGTCGGTCACTACCGCCCCGTTAACGTGGGCAATGCGGGTAACAAAATGCTTAAACCCGGCACTATCAACATAATTGGCCAAGGTATCGGCAGCGCGCAGGGTAAAGCTGTTTACCCATTCCCCCGTGACCGTCCCTTGCCAACACATGTCAACCCATACCCCGGTTTTACCGGCCAGCGCCAGCGCCTGGCTATTGGACATCATGGCTCGCAGGCCAGCCACGTACCCCAGACCCGCCGCAATGGTGGCCATAGTACCGGCCACGGTGACATTGAAGCCATCGCCCCGGAATGCCGCATCGCCGTAATAATCGACGTTCGCCAGGCGGCGGGATTCATCCATGCTTTGCAGGCGGGCGCTAAAATCAATCATCCAGGTCGCAGGGGTGACGTTGATTTGTGATGCTGTGGCTGCACCGTCAAACTCCATCGCCAGGTTACGGATCAGGCTGTTGCCCTGTTGGCCGTTCTCGCTCTTGATTTTCTGCTGTTCGGCAAGGTGGACAATCATCAACAGGGTACCGCTGACGCTATCGACCAAGCCCACCCAGTTATAGGCCCAGTTGCCGATCGTGGTATCCAGTACCACGGAGTACACCACGGCGTTTTCGTTGAATGCGCCATACTGGGTAATATCCGCGGTATAACAAATTTGCCCCGCGCTGGGCATACCTTCCAACCGCGCAATCTCGGCGTGTTCATCCTGGCCGGGGATAAGGGCAAAAATCATCTTATCGGGCCGGGCCGGTTGCTCATTAATCGTTTTATCCACCAACCAGGTTTCAAATGCTTTCGTGATCGCTGTCTGAGACATGTTATTTACCTTTCCCCGTTGGCAGATCAATCACTGCCGCTACTGCAAATTTATTGGTGTTTGTAGCGCCAATGTCTGTTCCAACCCCCGTACGAATTCGGACAAATCGATGAGTGTCGGCCTGCATGCCTTGCGTTGTCGTGGCGTAGTGTTCTTCCTGGTTGTTATTGGTGCCTCGGGACTCCAACCAGCCGTAAACCCCTAAGTTTCCCCACTCATTCCACAGATGGCCCCTTTGTCGATATAGAGGGGCGTTGTTACTGGCCTCTGTGTGGCTGGTCATGTCGTCTTGTGAGGGCATGAGGCCCTTGTTTGCCGCCAAAAATGCGGGCATATCGTCTTGCAGCATTTGCGCCTTGCACGGGATGAAATATCGGGTTGGGGCAAAGCGGTGGGTAATGGCTTCCCCGCGTGAGTTAATGCCTCTCACGGTGACGTCACCCGGGCCGGTGATAGTCACTGCACCGGCATTGATCGTAGCAGGGCCGGTGATTGCCCAGATAACGGGGCCAAACTGCCCCAATAAGCGGATGTTGTAGGTTGCACCGGCAAAGCTGGTGACGGGGTCAAATGTGGGTGTGTCCCACCCATTGACCGTAAACCCGGCAATCTGGAAAGGCACCGCCTCCCAGATAGCACAACGCCGAAAAGCGTTGGTGTTAGTCAGTACCGTAGTGGCAACCGTTCCGTTGCTGCTGTACTCCTCCGCTCGGTTATGCGTCCCCGCAAGGATAGGCAGATATAGGTTGTTAGGGGGTTGTGATGCGGGGGACAGTGTTAACCACCAATCGGCGTAGAGCGCCCCCGCAACGGGGGCACCCGGCCAGCCATACACCGCCATATCACCCCATTCGCTCCACAACGCACCACTAAAGCCGCGCTGAGTATTCTTTCCATCGGCGGGCGTGCGGTAGGTCAATTCACTGATGAGTGGCAGACGCCCCCAAACGCGGCTTGCCCAGGCTTCCGCCTCGGTGATAAGCCCCTTTGTACCGTCCTGAATAAACCAAAGCGCCGGGTTAATGGTATGAGTGACAATGCGATCACGGGTATCGGTACCCGTTACCGTGATCACGCCCAGCCCGGTGATCGTTACCTGGCAATCCTTGCCCATTGACGCAACCGTTGCGCTGCCGTCAACGTTCCAGACCGTATCCCCTACAGCCCCTTGCGCCTCAATCATGTATGTCGCACCGGCAAAACTGGTGACGGGTTCAAACGTGCTCGCCATCCAGCCATTAACATGGAAACGGACGATCTCGAATGTGGGCACAAAAAGGGCACAGTGATAGCCCGTGTGGAGGTCGAACCGGCCTGCACGGATTGAAAGTGGCCGCTGATTCAGCACGTCAAAGAAATAGCGGCGGCAAGTGCGGCCGTACTGGCGCACCAGGTTCATCATCAAGGTGTTATCACGGCTCAACTGTGCATCGTTGATGCGTAACAAGATAACGTCCCAATCGAGCCACAATTGACGCTCAAGCTGTTGGATTTGGCCGATATGTAATCGCTCGAAAATCCGCGCAAAACCGGCCTTGCTGCCTGCATCCTGCGCGTTCACAAAGGCATATTTCACCCGTAGGCGGAACAGCGTCAGCGATTCACCCGGGAAACGGTCAATATCCCGCTGGTAGGCCAGCAGGGTTAATAACTGCTCGTCGCAGGTATCGACGTCGATTTGGGCCAGAGGGAACGTGAGCCACTCGTAAACCCGCTCCCACCAGACTGTTGATGCATGGGCTAACGTGAGCGGTTCGCCCTGATTCATCCATACCGGCAATGTGATATCGGGTAGCTTACTCATCAGCCAGTACCATATTGAGGGTGCGCAGGCGCGGCACATTCAGCACGCTGATGATGTCGCCCAGAGAGAATATCAACGATTCAATATCGGGGAAGGCGTCGTGCAGCTCTTCGCCGAGGCGTGACATGGAAAACCGGCTGAACGGCCAGGTTTTTTGTACATCGTAATCGGTGTTTTCACGAAACGCGGCGCGCACCAGGTTACCGGCGTTACGCATCAGCGTGGCGGCTTGCTCGTCGGTCAAGTGGCTGGCGGCATACAGATGCACGGTGATCGTGAGGTCATGCCGGGTTTCAGGCAGGGGTAGGCATAACACATCATCACCGTGCCCGTGATTGCCCTGGGCCATCACGTAATCGTTGACCTTATCGATAAACGGCTGACTGGCAATGCCGGAATCCAGCAAGAGGTACACGTTGGCGGTACCCGGCCCGCGCGGGGCGTCATGTTGAAAGAAAATGCGATCGGTGTTCAATCCTGCGAGGCTGGAGATCATGCCACGGTAGACGGCATCAATATGATATTGCCCTACCAGGTTAAACTGATTCTTCACCCGGTCGCGCAAGTCGTCGTCACTCTCTTGATCTGCCCCGGGAGCCGTTAACCAATCATCCTCATTCACCGCGCTGGCGATGCCGTCGACAGCGACGGGCAAGATGCGATAGTAACCGGGGGCCAGGTTAAACCCGCTGCCCTCCAACTCGGCGGTAACGGGTACCAGGGCGCTGGCGATGCCTGCCGGAATGGTCAGGTCAGCCATGATCAACAGCCGGTAAATGGTACCGTTGATACGCTCGGTCTGAATAACGGTACCCACCGGCACGGTAATTTCCTGGCCGACCGCCACCTTGGTGAAACGGATCGCACCCACGGCTGCGGTAGCGTCTTTGCGTGTGATGTTCACCGCCCAGGCGAACAGGTCAACAAACATGCCCCCGGCCGTTGCCAGAAACAGATTACGCATGACGGTATTCACCAGGGCATCAACCAGCCATAACACGGGCTTTGACACGATGGCCGTGATGAGACGCCAGAAAGGAGACATTCTGGACGTGTTTGTTATGAATCCTTTTTCACGGACGATATTTGTGAATTCGGCCTGAATCTGCGCGTCGGTGGTCGGCATGCCTTGCTCGGCCAAAATGGTTTTATAGTCTGGGTTGGGTTTATTGTTCATGGTCAGTTCAACTTATCCGTGACTGATAGCGGCCCGAAATCATAGGTATCAGCGGCAATAAAATAATCCCCACGGCCGCCATCGGTGATACCAACGGTGCCAGGCACAATGCGGGGATCCGTCTCAACCAATAATTCCATCTGCATCATGATGTCAGCACGCAGCACCGGGCTGCGTTCGGCGATCAGCTCTTTGACGATCCCCGCTTCAATAATCATATGAACAATGTCTTGCGCGATGCTGACGCGGTTGTTGCACAACCCCGGTTCATGACCAGAGTCCAACGTAAAATTTCTGTCGGTGATCAACAGGTCGATATATTTCAGTGCTGTGTTCATCCTGCGGCCAGCTCCCTGGATTCCATCAGTGAATCGAACGTTTCCCCGTTTTGCGGGTAGATGTTGACCTGACCGATCTTGCGGCTGTTGTCGGTCACTTTGCTGTTACCGCCGTTCGACAGGGTTTTACCAATACCCCCGCGCTCTATCTGCGGCGCATTCAGCCCGGCCGGGCTTGGCAGTGTCGCCACGTTCGGAGCCGCATCACCAATAGGTTTCAGGTCGATATTGACGCCGGGGATGTTGTTCAGTTTGCTGACGATCCAGTTGTAGGTCGCACCAAAGGACTGGATCAAGCTATCCCATAGCCCGCTGAAGACGTTGCCAATGGTATCGACAAAGCCAGTGAAGGCTTTTACGGGTGACAAACCGGTGAAGAATTGCACCACCATTTCCCATCCCAATTTGATGGAGGCCCAGACCCCGGCGAACCGTTCACCGACCTGGGTAGCCACGCCCATGACCCACTGAAATGCAGCGCTATCCAGCAAAGCCGCTTTGAGTGAATCCCAATGCGTCACGGCATACCAGACGCCTGCGGCCAGTACCGCCACGGCGGCAATGATTAAGGTGATTGGACTCATCAACAATTGCATGCCGGTACCGGCAAATAGCGTCGCAATTCCCATGCTGCGCATAGCAATAGCGCCGACCAGCAAGGTAACGCGCAGTAACCGCATAACCCCGTTATAGGCCACGGTGATCAGGGTGGCGATCTGCATCGCTCTGGCCTTCACGTTGATAACCCACAGCAAGGCGCGACCGGCGACGGCCGCAACCGACCAAATCCCCGCTAACCCCATCCAGATGAACTTCGATACCCCCATCACGATATTGGCGGTCGCACCGGCCGCGCCGAGCGCCAGGGTACTGAGGGCGATATAGCCTATCCAACGGGCTATATTCGGGAACATGTCCAACCATTTGGCAAACTGGGTACCGGCATTGATGGCAAAATTAGCCAGGGGGCTGATCGCCGGGATTAACCGCATACCCACTGAAACGCGAATACGCTCCCACACCTTGTCTACCCGCTCCCACATATCCGCCATTTTGGCGGCCATCTCGGTGGCCCGGTCTAACCCCTGGGTGTTCCCCATATCGCGCATATGCTTGCGTAATCGGTCAGCCTGTCCCCAGGCGGCGGTGAGTGCTTGGGCCCCTTTACCAAAGGCTTTATTGAGAACGGCTTGCGCCTGGATATTTCCCTCAATGGTGTCGCCAAATTTGGCCTGTAGTTTTTGCAAAATATCCGGGAATTGCAGCATTTTCCCCTGGGCATCGGTGAAGCTCATCCCCAGTTGTTTGCCTCCCTGGACCGCATTTTTTAGGAAATTGTCATAAATGCCGCCTGCGGCCGAGCCGCTGGATTGCTTCAACAACCCCATGACTGATAACTGTTCATCCATGCCGATCCCGTACTGGCTTCCTGTCCCCTTGCTCGCCTGCATCAGCGCGCGTATGTCATCAATACTGGTGCCAAAACTTTGCGCCATATAAGCCGCTTTTGACGCCATCATTTCAGCAAACGGGACATTGCCCATCGCGTTGACCGTCGAACGGTAGTGACTCGCCATATCATTGATATAGTTTGCAGCCTGCTGGGCGCTGGATTTTGTCGCCACCGCCAACGTGTTGACGGCCAGTGCTGTACGCGGCAAGTCACGGTCTGTCAGCCCAGCAAGTGAGCTTTTAATAAGGGTGCCGGATGCAATAAATTCAGCGGCCGATTTACCGTAAGCGGTACTGAACCGCTGTGCGGATTGATACATTTTATCCAGGGCATCGGGGCTCACATTGCGGGTAGACAGTTCATCCAATGCCGATTGGACTTGAGCGGCAGGGCCCAATAATCCCTTAACCCCTTGCACGACTCCCCATAAACCGGCAGCACCGATCCCCACCTGTTTAAAAGCACTGGCTGATTTTTTGGCAAACGTCTCAACGGAACGCTGCGCCTTGCCGAGCGGGGCGCTCAGGTTGTTTTTCAAACTCAGCAGAAAAGCCAATTCTTTCATGGGGGCTATGTCCTGGTACCGCTAAAGGCAAAGGTGATGCCCGCCGCGATGCTGTTAATGCTGCTTTCGTGAAAATACTCGGCCAGCCAGAGCGCACGGGCCAGGTTCATGATGCTATTGCCCCGTTCGGCCTCATCGCCCTCGTCGGACGGTGAGGGCAAATAGTGCCGCCGTAGCGTCACCATTTGCTCATAACTACTGGCCCGGATATGGTCGACTAACTGGCCTACGCCTTTACTTCAATCTCAACCGTCGGCGCGAAAATCTCGTTAATTTTCTTTGCCACCTGCATGCTGATACCTGGGCGCAACAGTAACGACGCCAGCGCGTCGCGGGCTTCCGGTACAACAATGCGTTTCAGGTAAGTGGACATGGCCCCCATCACATCCTCATCCCGTGCCGACTCATTCAGAAATTTGTTATAAGCCTGCATCGTTGGGGCAAACTTCACATCAGTACCGGCGATCGTCATGGTGATGATGCTGCTATTTTCTTTGCTCATGGTTTATGTCCTTTCTCTGTTGAATTTCAGTCACTAGCTGGTTATGCCTGGCTGCGCAGGGCACATACAGCCCTTTGTATTGCTTCAAGACCAGGTCGAAATCATTTCCCGTTTTTCCCGCCAGATGTGGCAGCTTTTCCGGGCACGTCGTCAGCAGGCTTTCCTGATAGGGTTCGCTCGTCCCGCTCAACACTGTCGTTGAACAGCCGCACATACTCATCAGTAGCGCAAATGTGAGTAAAAACCGGCTTGATGATTTCAGTGTGAATAAGGCGCTCCGTGTGGATCTCATTGCTGCGAATGTCCTGTAATTTGTCGTCCAGTACCCTGGCCGATTCAGAAGAAACCCCCTGGATCAGACCACGCAACTCATCGCGAAAGTCAGCCTCACGGCTGGCGGTCGATGTATTGGTCACGGTGATAAACCCGATGCCGACCGCGACCCCAATGCAGAACCCCACCGCAAGCACCTTCATTTATCGAACCCCGTGATGCTCAAGGCTGAAATGGTTGCCATCGGCTCTTTTAAATCGCCCGCCCCAACTGCCACCGATAGACTCCCAATACTCGCCCAGAGGCGTATATGTGGCGCTGTCAGTCTGATACACCCCGTTAATAAACAGGTTGAAATCCACGGCCAGGCGCTGCGTGTGCAGGCTGTTGCTGATACCGGTCCCACTTTTGGCATTCAATGCCGCTTGTGCGGGCGTGCGGTAGGCTTCGCCAAAGGTCAGGCGTAGACCATGATCACTGGCGTAGAAGATCAACTGACCGACCATCTGGGTAAAAACGTGCTGCTTTTCGCTTAATTTCATGATTTATCTTCCTTTTTAACTTTTGCGGGAAAGTACCGTTTAACCAGTGATTCCACCACGGTGTGCCCGGCGATCCCCAGTGCCGACGCCGCCCCGATCAGGGCGATTTCCCCCAAATCCGGGTAACTGATAAGCAGTAAACCGGCGACCATAGACACTGCCGAACCCAGCAAGACACGCCCGACGACGATCCGCGCGGTCAGCTTGGGCTCATCCAGCAATACCCTGGCAAAGCCAATCAGACCGCCAATAACCACCAACTTGAAAATCGTACTTTCACCATTCGGCATAGGTCACCCGATCAAGTCGCGAACGTCGTTTTCCGACAGGATCGGCACGCCGTCGATGTGAACAAAATCGGGGCTCGTGACCAGGTATTTCACCTTGTGGCTGGCAGTTTCCCCGCCTTTCGGGTCAAACGAGAGCGGGCTGGTCACAATCAGCTTGCAGCCGAACGCTTCCACCTTTAACTCTTCATCCCCGGTGTTGGCATACCAAAGAATGTCCGTGATCGGCATTCCCCGATAACTCCCGGCCGTACGGGCGACCGCGCCAATTTTCTTAAAGTTCTTGGTGTCCAGTTCCATTTCACCTTCACCTGCAACATCGCCCGAAACATGGCCGTCAGGTACCCCGCGCGTTTGCGCGGCGGCGGTGTTGTCCGTCACGTCTAGCGTGATGGTTTTCACGTGGATAAGTTCGGTGCCCAGGGTGATGTCAAAATCCATGCCTCCAATACGTGAAGTCATGATTGCGCCTCCAATGACGTGTCAAGCATGATGCTGACGGTGATAGATTTCGGGCTTTCGTAGGGGCGAACGATGAGATACACGCTCACGGTGTCGGCGTCAGTCCAAATGATTTCCACATCGCCTTCGCGGGGTGGTTTCACTTCGCCAGGGAAGGTGACGCCATTGATTTGCGCACTGCGTGACATGTCGCGCAGGGTGCGGCTGAAATAGGTTTTATGGGCTGCAATGCTGCTCGGCGTACTGTTGAGGGCACGATCGCCGATTTTGGCAATCGCCTGGATCCGTACTCGCCGTGCGGCTTTATCGACAATGCGCAGGTATTCGATAACCGGGTAATCTCCGCCTTTAACGTCCAGCGTGACACCGTCTGACCAGTACATGCCTTCATAGTCGGCGTACCACATCGGCACGGAATAACGCAGGTCATGCAGGGCGCGCAGGTGGGCCAGATTCAATTCAATCCCACCGCTATCAACCGGCAGATCAGGGGCTAGCCCCAACAACGAACCGGTTTTTACCCTGGCCGGACTGTCGGCAATGGTGACGCTGCGATGACACAAACGGCCAGCCAACACACCGAGCTCGTTGCCCCACAGTGAGGGCACCAGTTGTACGGCATGGGCCGCCTTGCCCTTGGTCACCTGTGACAGCCTTTCAAGGTATTGCGCCCAGGAGACTGGCTTGTCGCCATCGAGCGGGCCAGGTACCGCGAGCATAAACCACACCCAACGACCCAGCTTGCTGACCAGTTCTTCACGTAGTGCGTTGAAAATACCGATTTCTGAGGTGGTGATATCCATGCTGAGATTGCCAATGCTCACCACACCTTCAACGGAAATCATCGGCTGAGCGTTACGGATAGCGTCGAGTTTGGTCGATACGTCGGCGGTTGCGGGCACAATGATGGCGTAAGCTTGCCAATTCTGACCGCCGTTCACCTGTGCCGCGCGGAGGTTTTCGCGCAACAGATCGCTGGCCTCGGCCAATTCGCCGTCAATGTCTGATTGCGAATTAAGCATGATCAGATCGCCGAGCGTCGCCGACGCTTCATGCGCGTGGCCGATAAATAACACCGTGCGCTCAATCTCGTTGATTTTGCCCTGGCGCTGGTTGAGCTGGTTAATCGTTACGTTGGGCCATGTCATTTACTGTTTCCCCTTGATATCTTGCGCTTTTACATTCCAGCCAAAGCCGATGGCTTGCAGTTGGCGCGCAAGAATATGGTTAAATTCGCTATCGCTCACGCCCAGGAAAACACGGGCGGGAATGTCAATTGTCCAGGTGCTTTTTGTCGCTTTTCCTCGGAGTTTCTTAATCAGTAACCCCGCCTGCGCCATGCTCATCTTTTCCATGATTTCGCGGGAGGTGGCCTTGACCCATCGCTTACCCCGGAAAACCTTGTACCCGAGCGCCCGTAATCTTTTGGCCTGGCTTACCAGGACGGGCTTTCCCCGTTGGTCAGGGCGCGGCATGCTGTCGGCACGCACGGGGAACGATGCCCCCCCCTGGTGAACCGCCCCAATAAGCCCGGCTGAAACCGGCCCGGTGCTGTTGCGGTAGTTACCGCCTTTCAGGTAAATCCTGACGGCGTCGATTTCGGGCATATCCCGCACATGCAGCAATTTGGGCAACTGGCGCAGCATCTTGCCCTTACCGCGCTTTCGCGTCGGCCAGGGCTGGCCGTCTGGCGTCACCTGATTGCGCTGATGGCGCTTGGCCGCGACAATCACCCCCAGTTTGGCAATGCGCCACAATAGGCGTTGCCGTTGCTTTGGCTTCAGATCAGCCGCTGCCAGCGCGGTGCGCAGTTGCGTTACCTGGCGTTTATCCAGACCACCGTCAATCTTCACGCTCACCGCCCAGCGGTGCGCCGCTTTCAGAGGCGGCGTACAGAGAACCCTGCGTTGCCGTCCAGGTTTCTGGGTAGACCAGCTCCCAGCGTTGCCCCTGGGACGGTATCGGGCCGGTTTCACTGGGCTTCATGATGATGGCGTCGGCAACGGTGACCACGACGTGCAAGAGACATGCACCCTCATCGTCAAATTCAGGATCCACGGTCGGGTCAGGCAGCTCTAATTCCTGGTGTAACGCATTGGCATGCTCCGCTAACCAGGCCAGTACCAGGGCATAAACCAACCCTGGCGAACATTCGCGGTAGGGGAAGCGATCCCAGGACAACGTCGCGCTATAGCGCATGATGCCGATCCGTTTTTGCCCCAGCCCCAGCGCCTTGGCGCTGCGCAGGATTTCGCAATCCTCCATGGTGCTCTGAAACATATACATGGCGCGCGGCGGTAAATTTTGGGTGATAAATGCGGTCAGGCTTTCGAGTTCGTTCATATCAGATGCACCCCAACGCGCGGCAGTTGCAGCATGTTGCGGATCACGATGGCCGCCTCGGCCAGAAGACTGGTGCGGCTCTCATTGCTTTCCTGCCCTGGGTGCGAGTCACGCCGCCCAATAGTGGCAAGCTCGCCCATCAAGTCGGCTTTTGCCCTGGCATAAACAGCCGTTTTGTATTGCGCCGTAAGCTGGTTTTCATCGTCCATTTTTGCGCCTGGGACATCGGCGGCCTGTGCATGTCGCTTTGCTGTCCAGTAAGTCACCACGTCTTTGCACGTATGGTTCACTTCGGCGATGGCCGTCAGCACGGCGATACCTGCGGTTTTTGCGGGCAAGTCGGCCGGTATCTTGCGCAACTGCTGGAATTCGGCCAGGTTCAAATCGGGCCAAAATGCCACGCCGTTGGTAATGGGCTGATCCTGGTAATCAATCGGACGCCCGCTAATGCTGAAACTCGGCCCACTCATCGGCATAACCTCGTGGTAAAAAGAGAAACGGGCTAACGGTTTCCACGGCCATGAAAACCTTGTGAGTTTTCAGCCTCCACCGCGCCCGCCCCGGCTTGCGGTAGTCGTTAACCGGCCGTGATGCTTTTGATACGGGCGGCAATCTTTTGGCGGTGTGTCTTAACGCCGATGTTTCGATCAAACTTCTCGGCATCGGCCAATAACATGTCGACGGCTTCCAGGGTGGCAACGTCATTCACGGCGGTAGCACGCGGTTGGCCCTTTTCATCACGCAGCAACAGCAACCCTGCAAACTTGAACCATTTGGCGTTGATTTCTTCATGAAGCCGCCATTTTTCCCGAATATTTTTAAACGTCCGGCTAAAATACGGCTCAATGCTGTGTCCGGCTGCGGCCTGCTCGGTGGCCCAGGCTAAAACGGTATCGGCAATAAAGGCGGGCATCATGGTTTTGAAGTTGTCCGGCATGGGTTGATTCTCGCTAATCGCGATATCCGCCCAATCCAGTGCCTTGCCCATTTCCCCCGTATCAAGCAGCCAGATCACGCAGTACACAAAGGCGGGATTGTGGTAACGCTTTTCACCGGCCAGGTAGGCTTCGACGCTCGGTAACCAACGCGGTAACAGTTCGTCACGTTTCATATCGATACGGTCGGCCGTCAGCGGCAAGCTGCGCAAGCGCTCCACATCCTCTTGCAGCTCCAGTTTTTGAATATGGAAACTGACCGGCGATGCAGTGAGTGCCTCATGGTTATCCAGCGTTTTTTTAGCCTTGATGCGTGCGCGGTAGCGCTGACACGGGGACATCGCCATTGTTATTCGCCTCCGCCTGTACCTGGATCGGCGGCACTGCCTGCCAGGGTTAGCTTTTCAAAAGCCGCATACAGTGAGTCATGCTCGACGGCGTAACCCTCCATGCGCAGATAGTTATTCTCAAAGCGCTTGCGGTCATCGCTCCATTCCGAGCGGCGTTTACGGGTGCCCGCCTGGGTATAGATATGCAGGTTTTCCAGCGTGGTGACGATCAAACGGCCTTCCGGCATAAACGGCGGGGTATATGCCATGCGGCCTGCAATCTGACGGTTAATCAACTGCGCGGCGACTTTTTCCGTTGGCCGGTCAACCATATTCATCATGGTGGTGGCGTCAGCACCGATCAGGTCGGCGGAAACCAGCACCACCAGGCGCGGATCTTGGCGGAAAGGTTCGAAAATGCTGGTATGCACCAGGTCAGTGACCGCCGCATCCAGACCCATGAAATCTGCACCAGGCCCGCCGATGGTGATGCCATCGGTAACGATCTGCTCAGATGAACGGTCTTTCACAATCTGGTGCCAACCTGGGTTCACATCTTCCCCGTTCGGGTAGGTGTCCGGGTCGGTATCCTCGACCGCATGCGTACCGTTAAAGGCGATGCGCAACATATCCAGTGCAAAAGATTCATTGCTGAATGCCTGGATGCGCTGGAAAAACTCATCCTCGCTACCTGCGTTGGCCCAAATAACCAACAGGTCATAACGCAGGTAAGAGCCGGAATCCGTTTCGCGCAGGACGTAATCATTACCGGTATTGCCTAACGCCCGGTTAAAGCGGCCCTCTTTCTTACGGCCGGTATAAATACCCGGTTGACCGGTAGTGACAACCTGGCCGGTGGTCTGGTCGACGTCCATCACGTTAACCAGGCGCAAGAATTCCGACTGTTGTAGCAGGGCATCACGCAGCCGGGTTTCTTTCGGTGGCGTCAGTGAAAAGAAGCGGGACGGATTGACCGCACCGTTGGATTTCGCCAACTCGGCGGCGTATTTGTTAATCTTCGCTTCGATTTCTGGGGTTAATCGCATGGTGTTAATGTCCTAAACGTGTCCCAAATACGGGAACTCACAATTAAATGAAGTCAAACGGCTTTTTATCGCCTGCCGGTGCGCTACCTGGGCGCAGGGTGCCGCCTTGTTCCATCGCTGACAGCTTGGTCATGAAGGTTGATAGCGTGGTGTTTAAGGCCGTGATTTGTTCAGCGTTGCCGCCTGTCGCTTTTTTCGCGCTAAACTCGCGTCGGGTGCGTCGGGCAGAGCGTTCAGGCTTTTCCGGCTTGGCGATGAAGGCTTTCATGGCGCGCACCAGGTTGGTTTTGGCAACGGCAAATTCCTGTGCCTTCACTTCATCTTCCGGGCTGTCGGCGACTTCTTCCGCCAATGCGGCCACCTCTTCGGCGGCGTCGGCGATCTCCCCGGCAATGTCGGCCACCTCGGCCGCTGCCAGCTCCGGCGTATCACTGGCGGTACTGTCACCGCTGGCGGCCGTGGTCATGTCAGCGAGCATTTGCATCATCTGTTGCAAGAGGGCTTTTAATTCATCCATCTTTTCTTCCTCACCCTCATTGGGTTGGTTGGTGTCGGTGTTGGGTTGCGGTGTTGGCGTAAAGTCTTTTTTGGCAAAAAATAGTTTTCCCCAGAAAGAGGAACCGTGTTTTTCTGGCTTATCCGTCTTTAAATTTCCCAGGCTGAAGGTTTCTAAATTGCCGCGCTCGGCATCCTTTTCTTCACCGGCTAAAATGAATTTCATTTTTTCGGTGCCCAGGCTTGCGGGAATATCTGTGACGGCCAGACCAAATAAATATTCTTTACCGCTACCGGCAAAATCAGAAATAAATTCGGCAGAGGTAAATAATTTCTGCCCCATAAGGTTGGCATCAATAAGAAATTGATTCGGGATAAGCTGGGCATACAGTTTGACAATATCCCCTCGCGTTTCGGTTTTTAGCGCGTCGACTTCACCCAGGTTGCACGTAAACTCTCGTTCCCCTACATCATATTGGGGATGGTGCGGCCAAATCATGGCGGTATAAGTGCTGCGGGTATACGTTTCTGCCGCGTCAATCAACCATTGAGACTCAATGGCTCGACCATCTACGGCCTGACCTGATGTGGCAATACATAACCACTCAGTGCGGTAATGAGGCTGCGGCATAACTAACCTTATTAAAGAGTGTGTTTATTTATCGGTATCCTGTGAAGGTCAGTATTACTAATAGATGTGGTCGCCGCACTCACTTTAATTCTGAGGTATTCGGTTATAGGGCATTAACCCCCCATTGCCGATATTTAGTGATAATTTCATTTCTTTTATGTCGTCATAATAGCCTTATGAGTAAATACCCTGACGAGATAAAAGACGCTGCCCGCGCATTATTTATAAAGCGCTGGTTACCGCGTGACATTGCGCGAGAATTAAACATTCCCCCGCGCACGATTTACCATTGGGCTGATGTATTCCAATGGGCCTCCTTATTGCCGCTGCAATCGGTGGAAGAAGCGATCGCGCGGCGCATCAACCAACTGGCGGGCAGGGAAAAGAAAACGGCGCTGGAGTTAGACGAATTGCGCGACCTGGTCGTGCAACACGTCAAGCTGATGGCGCAACGCAATAAGCACGCCGAAAAAATGGCTGAAATTCAGACCCAACGCCGGGCGGGGAATGAGGTGGACGGCGGGGAGCCGGGAGAAGGCGGAAAGCGCCGATACCGGAAAAATGATACATCCGGCATTACTGCCGAGATGCTCGATAGCTGGGCACGTGAACATCTTTTCGATTATCAACTGCATTGCCGCGACCATAAGGACGAGGATTGGCGCTTCATCCTGAAAAGCCGTCAGATTGGTATGACCTATTACTTTGCGTGGGAAGCTTTCGAAGATGCGGTGATCAGCGGTGATAACCAGGTGTTTTTCTCAGCCTCCCGTGCCCAGTCGGAAATCTTCCGTGAATACATCGTTCAAATCGCCCAGCAACATTTTGGGGTGTCGTTGACCGGTAAGAATATCCGACTCAGTAACGGCGCTATCCTGCGTTTTCTGTCGACCAATGCCAGCACGGCGCAGGGGTTTAACGGCCATCTTTATGGTGATGAGGTCTTTTGGATCCCCAAATTTACCCGCCTGCATGAAGTTGCCTCAGCGATGGCAACACACAACAAATTCCGCACCACCTATTTCTCAACCCCCAGCGCCAAGACGCACCAGGCTTATACCGTGTGGACAGGGGAAGAGTGGCGCACCGATGATGCCAAACGCAAAGCCGCCGTATTTCCCAAGCAAAGTGCCATGCGTGAGGCGGGCCAGCGTAGCCCTGATGGCATATGGCGTTATGTCATCACAATGGACGATGCCATTAAGGGGGGCCTCGGTGCCCTGGTAGATATTGAACGGCTTCGTAACAAGTACAACCCGACCGCGTTTGCGATGCTGTACATGTGCGAGTTTGTCGACAGCAAAGACGCAGTATTCAAGTTTTCCACCCTGGTGGCCTGTGAAGTCGATCCCGCTACCTGGGGAGATTATGACCCCACCGCCGTGCGTCCCTTTGGCAATCGTGAAGTCTGGGCGGGCTTTGACCCGTCACGGTCTGGCGATAACTCGACCTTTGTGATCGTGGCCCCGCCTATCCATGATGGTGAACGGTTCCGCGTTCTGGCGATCCACCAATGGCAGGGATTGAATTTCAGTTGGCAGGCCGAACAAATCAAGCAACTGATGAAGCGTTTTAACATTACTTACATCGGTATCGACACGACCGGCATCGGTAAAAGCGTGTATGACCTGGTCAGCAAGTTTGCCCCGCGTGAGGCTCACGCCATTTTGTACAGCGTCGAAAGCAAGAACCGGCTGGTCTTTAAGATGATCGACACGGTAGAGCGCAAGCGTATTGAGTGGGCCAAAGACGCCCTGGACGAAACCAACAAAGAGCGCGCGGAGATCGCCGCCAGCTTTATGGCTATCCGCCGCACCACCACCCAAAGCGGTAATGCGCTGACGTTTGTCGCCGAACGTTCAGAGGCGACCGGCCACGCCGACGTTTTCTTTGCCACCTCTCACGCAATGATAAACGAGCCCCTGGATTATGAATTTGACCGCCCATCAACCTGGGCCTTTGGAAAAGCAGCATGACAACGAAGAAACGTAAGCCGCGCAACCCCCAGAAAGGGGTTCCCACCGTCAAGCCTGAAACGTTTACACCGGGGCGTGGCAGTGTGATCACCTTTGGCGAACCCGAACCCATTCTTACCACGGGGACCGATTATCACAATATCTGGTATGACAATGAGTTTGACCACTGGCGATTACCTATTGATAGGCTCGCCTTGGCCCAATTGCCCAACCTTAGCGCGCAGCATGGCGGCGTACTGTATGCCCGGCGCAACATGGTGGCCGGTGGCTTCCTGGGCGGCGGGTTAACCACTGACCAGATAGAGCAAATGGTGTTTGATTACCTGCTGTTCGGTGATGTGGCGGTGTTGAAAATCCGTAATGTCTTTAATGAGGTGATTGATTTGTTGCCGCTGCCCTCGCTTTACCTGCGCTGCCGTAAGAACGGCGATTTTGTGGTGCTGCAAGAGGGGCCCGCGTTGTCCTATAGCCCGCGAGATATTGCCTTTTACAAGATGTATGACCCGCGCCAACAGGTTTACGGCCTGCCGGATTATATTGGCGGTATTCACTCCGCATTGCTCAACAGTGAGGCCACGATTTTTAGACGCCGTTACTACCATAACGGTGCGCACATGGGGTTTATTCTCTATGCGAATGACCCCAACATTACCGGGGAAGTGGAAGCGGAGATCAAAAGCAAGATTGAACAATCCAAAGGGTTGGGTAATTTTCGCAACATGTTTATTAATATCCCGAAAGGTGACCCTGAGGGGATCAAGCTGTTACCGGTGGGAGAAGTCACCGCCAAGGATGAGTTTGCTAACGTGAAGGGGATCACCGCTCAAGATATTTTTACCGCGCACCGGTTCCCGGCTGGCCTGGCGGGTATCATCCCGACCAATGGCGCGGTGATGGGGAGCCCCGAAACTGCCCGAGATACCTACCGCAAGGATGAGGTGATCCCGCTGCAACGCAAATTTATGACTGGTATCAACAGTGACCCGGAGATCCCCGCGCACTTACATCTGCGATTTGATATTGATATTGCCGCAGTTAGCGAGGATAAGGGCGAAAAATGACCGGAAATAAGCTAAGATCGTCCCCATTGTTAGCACTGGCATGCGGGGTAATCAACGTGCGCATATTCAAAATTAGTTGCCCGGAGTGTAGTGCTCCGGCAATCATCCGTAAGACCGAGTGGAAGAATAAGCAACTGGCCGATGTGTATTGCGCCTGCTCAGAAGTGGAGTGCGGCCATACTTTTGTTTTTAATGCGACGTTCTCCCACTCACTCAGCCCCAGCGGGCTGACTGGCAATAAGTTGGTCAAGCTTTTGCTGGATAGGTTAAAGCCTGATGAACGGCAATATGCGTTAGACCTACTACAAAACCAGGCTAGATAGCAGAACCCCTGCGAAAGCGGGGAAGCTGTTACCTATCGCTGAGAAGGTCTTTCTGAGAATTTTCATAAATGGAAATCACTTCGTCATAATCAACAGAACGTAAATAGTCACGTTGCGACTCTGTAAGTGAATCTTGTATTTTTTTACAAATCTTCTCAGCTTCAGTCTCTGCAAATACTTTCACTTGCTTAATGCACTTATAAAAATCCAGCCAAGGAACCACACTATAAATTTCCACTTTTGAAGAAAAACAGAAAGGATCTAATAATACCTCACCGTCTATTACCTTATAAAATATGCTATGAGTATTAGCTTTTAATTGGTGATGAGCGAAATATTTATGCCTTAACTCCATGATATAGCCATGAGTATCAAGCAAATATTCACACTCATTAAAAACCTCTTTCAATTTATTATCTAAGCTAGTTCTGCCTTTTGATGTACCAAACGCTTTAGAATAAAGCATGATAATATAACAAGAGTATGACTCTATTGTGATGGCCAGAGATAAGTAAATGCCATTAGTGCTAATTGTGTTTACATCTCTTATTTCAACCAACTTTTCCAAAGCCTTGATAGAATACATACAGCTTTTTAGATCCAATGATATCTCAACATAATTTTCGCATCTTGTAATCATTTTAGATATTTTTGAATCGTTCTTAAATAAAAAATTATCTTTCGGCAGAGGTTTTCCTAATAATTCTGACATTGCTCTTGAAATCGGCATTGTGTCTCTTCCTTGGAGTTCACTTAATCTATAAGCAACCATAGTTACTCGAGTTAACAAACTATGGCTGATTATACTTCTATTTAAAGGGTGGTATTAAGTTTTGTAATTGCTGAGATTCCGCAAGGCCTATTATCACATTATTTACACTTAGCTGTTGATTCATACTTCTGAATGAATCATGATCCCATTGTAAATAAGTATCCCATAAGCCTAACTCAATCTCTTTAACTAAAGAGTCCATCTTTTTTTGATCCGCTTTATTATCAGCATTATAGTATGAATCATTGTTTGTTTTTGATAAAAAAACAAGAAGGACGTTCATTTCCCCACCGCTAATGCTATCACTCCAGACTTTGGGAAGTACTCGTTCTAAGTTCCCACTTTCATTTTCCCCTACATAAGACTGTCTAAGCGCATTATTAACACAGTTTTTTGCTACGGTTCGCATTGCCTTTATTCTATTGTTCTCAGTAAAATAAATATCTGGGTCTGAGAAAAATAAATGATCACAATTACCAGTTTTTATTTGCGCAATCATTTCTTCAACTTCTTTTGAATTTATCAATTCAGGGTAGAAAGTAATAACTCTAATATTAAATGGTTGCTGAAAAGGAAATTTAACAGGCACTCCTATTTTTTGCAACGCAACCAAAACTGCTCTCTTTTCTGCTGTAGTTATATCATTATTGAACTCATCTTCTACATTTTTATAAGTTTTCCCTGATTTATCATAGTCTTTAATTTTATTCAAACACTTTATAGCTATTTTTCTAACGCCAGATATTTTTCTTTCCGACCTCCAGTTTAAAAAATAAGCTCCAAAAAACGTGCCAATGAAGCCGCTGAATAACGCCAATGCTATTGGCATCCAATCAATTCCTGTTTTGACCGATTCTGCATCCATTTTAATCTCTTTTTTAAAGTAACTAATGAAGAATTAACTAAAGCATTCTATTAAATACCATATTGAAATTTATTCTTTGACTGCAAAAAAACACTTATCATATATATCTCCCTTGACATCAAAAAATTGACTACTCTCAAATTACTTTACAACCAGTAAACACCCTTTGTCCAACTTGAAAGCATGACCTTGACCAAAATTCACCACTACACCAGATAACAATGCGTCAAACTCCCAAGGAGTGGGCTCCAGACCGATAGAACGGAGGAAACTCAATAACTGAATGGCAGTATTGCTCAGCACTGCGGCCATTTCAGGGGTAATGGTATGCTGTTTATCTGGCAGTTCTTGTTGATGAGTCTTTCCTGGTACCTTATCTTTCAGCCTATGACGCAGATCCCGCCGTTCGTCCCTGGTCATTTGGTCTAAGTCAGCCGGTATTGGCCTGGCCCTGTCACTTGTTTGGGTACCAGTCAACTCCGATCCCTGTGCCGTACTGGCGGCGACGGGTACAGTTATTGACAGAACTCCAAGGGGGCGCGGGGCGCCCTGAACGTCAACACCCACCCCCTCGTCCGCTTTGGCTTTTGGCACGATTTTGTAGGTTGCAGTGCGGGTAAAAATCAAAGAGTCCTGCCCCGTGGCCGGGGCGTAGATACCGTTAATCCGGCTGACGTCATCCCCATAGACGTTGCCGTCCTCGGTAATTTCGTAGTTGAGGCGTACACGGATACAATCACGGGCGACCAGTGGCCCACCCTGTGCCATCGTGTACCCGGCCCAATTCCCCTCATCGGCGGCAACGTGCGCCGGTGCGATCTCCGGGTGTAAGCAAAGGTCACGATCGCGCAAGCGGCGTAATTCTCGGTAGACAGTGACCGGCGCACCGCCAAGTTGCTGGAACTGACGAATGCGCCAACGTGATGCCCAGGCATTAACACGGCGGGCCGTATCTTGCAGCGGTAGACCGGTGTCATTATCCAATTCACCTTCAAGCGCGTACCCGTCAATATTCTTCGAAATGTATTTAGCGATATAGCCAGTTGCTGAGCCCAGCGCTTTATCTATAGGCTTAACAAAGAAACGTGCTTCCAAGGCTTTCACCCCTTGTAACTCTTCTGAATCTTCCCAGCGGGCATACAGACAAAAAATATCGCGGGCCTCATCAATATCTTCAGGGCGCATGAATAATAATAAGTGCCAGTGCGGGGTTTCATCATGATGCGGCTCTACGACACGGAAGCCGAACGCCCGTATACCCGCACGTTTCCACGCGGCACGGACGCGAGCCCAGACCTTACATAAATACTTTTGTGTCTGCCGTGGGCTAGCTCCGCGCCATTTGTCATTGCGCTTACCACTGCTATGCATGGCATGGTATTTAGACGGCGCGGTTAACGTATAAAAATCCCCGACAAGGCCCAGATCATCAGCCACGTTTTCAAAGCCACGCATACGGGCCATTAGTTCATGACGACGTACGGCAGGGTTAGCCACACTGCCGATCACCTTATCAATCAGTGATATCCGTTCACCGGTATCTTGATCCTCTAACTCCATCGCTTTTAGATATTCGGTGTTGGCTTTCTTCTGTGCCTTCCACTCTTTGAGCGCTGGATCGCTGCAATACGGCGTCCCTTTTTTGCTGACATAACCGGCCGCAATCATCAAGTGCTCACGCCACTGATCATGAATACGTTTGAGCCTGCGTAGCCACCATGATGGTGACTCAAGTCGTGCCATACAGCGCAGGGCATTGACGTCTGTCAGTTTCATGTTGCAATAGTCGCCCCAGCCGGGTGCTGTCATATTAAGGTGCGATACCAACCAGGCCGCTCGGCCATAGGAGTAGAGGATCGAAAACGATACATCACCTGTTTTTTCATGTTGGCTTTCGTAGTAATTCATGAATTCAGCAGTGATAAAATCAGTCAGGCGGTGAGCCATGCGCCTAAGTTCACGCTTGCCATACCAGGGCATGCGTGCGAAATCATCTGAAAAAGTGATTAACTGACCGGGAACAACACCCAGCCGGTAGCGATCGTTAACGCTATCAACGCGGGGCAATACATACTTTGCAAACGTATTGACTAAATATTTATTGGCTCGCGCTGTACCGTGCTGATCCTCCAACCGGTTAGCATGATTGTCATAGTAACGACGGATAAAATACGGCAAAGAAGCCAGGCGGCGGCGCGCTCGGAGTTCTGGTGTTAGTGGATCAAGAACCTGATTTTGTCTAAACATCCACTCTTCGATCGGCGGCTTGGCTGCGTCGGTGCCGATGGCTGTGTGGGGTTGGTTCCAAGAGTAAACTCCGGTAAACGTTTCAGTGTTTCCGGGGTAAGGAAGCGGAGGGGTTGGGGCATGCAGGTGGTTGTGATTACTCATTCACACCTGCATAGATACAAGCGAATACAGAGCCAAGCAGGATATCTGGAGTTTTTGATATTTGGGGAATGTTTTTTCCCTGCTGTCGTAACTGCTTGGAAGCAGAGACAGCAGGTTTGTATTGCACGTGATAACTCAAGGAAATAGCCAGAATTTGAGTGCGGCGATACCACCAGTTTTTATTAAATAGCGCATTTATAAAACTCCGGATTTAGATAATATAAGTCCCAGCGAAATATAGAAGTCGCCAGTCAAATAATTATTAATTATTCTTCGTTATTTATTACACCATCACTACTATATAACTGCTTTGGCAAGGATGCTGACAATTCTTTTAAATCGCGCATGGCAGCAATTACCGCCATTCTTTCCTGCTCCGTTAACTGTTCAAATTTAAGGCGATGACGATCCCGGTTTATATTTGCCATGAAATAAATCAACCCTTTATGCCGCGAATGTAATGTATTAATAAATGGCTGTGATTCATTGCGTTTTTTAACAGCAGCTATCATTTGCATAAATTTATATGAATATTCTAAACCTATTTTAACCTGGGCCTTATTTGGAGTGATTCCAGTATTACAGATTGACTTATCCATATTTACTCCTATGCAAACATGCCCATTAAGCGGGCGAACCAGTGAGGTTTACGTGCTTGGCCAGTCATAAACGGCATACGCATACTGGCGATAAACTGCACTTCGCTCGCCTTCGGCTGGATGAAATGACCGTTTGGGGTTTCAATCCATCCACGTTGATGGCGATGGTGACTAACTTGTTGGCCGTTAACTAGCAGTGCGGCCAGTGATGGGCATTGCGCGATGGTCATAATTGGACTTCCTCAATTTCTTCACAAAAGAGATCGGGTGCCTGTTCTGTTTTTTTCCAGAGATCTGCAACGATACGGATTGCAATAGCCTCTTTGCTAGCGGTATAAGCCGCAGCCCGGGTGATATCCAGTAGCATTTCACATGCCCAATAAATTTCCGTCTGAGAGTGGGCAGGGGCTTTCTGACTGGCACATTCCTGGCGCAATGCATACATACGGATCACGCGATTGGCTGCTGTATAAAATGGCTGATTCATTCAGTTATCCCGCGTTGTGTATACAACCGATCGACATATCCTGCTGCGTCGACTTGAGCGTCAAACTTGCCTGTTCACTAACCTTGGCAAGTGCATATCGCATTTGAATCCCGTTCAACACATCAGCTCGACGTATTTTTCTGCGCTACGCTTTGCGCGCAGATAAATTGCGTAAAGATTTACACGTCTTTTACCACCAGGTTTGTCTTGAAGAATTGGCAGTGAACCAACATCGGCTTGGGTACGGATGGTCTGTGGATTTTTACCAATTCGCTGGGCATAGTCAGAGATAGATTCCTCCACCATGCCATCGAAAGGGTAATCAGCAGGAAGCTGGTTATCTCTCACTCCTATAACCTTTTTTTGTCGGTTTTTATTCATAGTGATACCCTTTAAGTACACGCAGATTTACATCATTATGGGTACGAATACGTACCTTAATTTGAATTATGGGTACAAATAATTACCATGTCAACCAACATAGGTTCAAAGATTCGTGAGATCCGTGAGGCTGAGGGGTTAAGTCGAGAAGATTTCTCCGCTTTAACCGGTGTTCCCGCAGGAAATTTAAAGAGGTATGAGACCGACCGAATCAAAAGCATTGGTAGTGATTTTCTTTTGAAGATTACCCAGCATGAGAAATTCAAGAAATACACGATGTGGTTAATGACCGGTGATATTGCTCCTGAGATTGGCCAGATATCGCCGGTTCTCTCCCCTAATGGGCAAAACAACACATCCGACCACCAAGGCGACCAGAAGGTTGGCTAACGATCTATAAGGTATGGAAAAGATGGGGAAAAGGCGGAATTTGCTACGAAAGGAATCTTTGGGATGAGCATTAAATCACTCGGTTCGGAAGGTTACATGGTGGATGTTCGCCCCCAAGGACGTGAAGGTAAACGCGTTCGTAAAAAGTTTAAGACAAAAGCTGAAGCGCAACAGTATGAGCGGTGGGTCATAGCTACACAGAACAGTAAAGACTGGGTGGAAAAACCCTCCGACCAACGGCCATTGAGAGAACTGATTGAGCTTTGGTCTATGCATCACGGCCAAAACCTGAAGGATGGCGTTAAGAGGGCGCATAAATTGCGTGTGATGGATACAAAGATGGGCAGCCCGAAAGCCTACCAGATTTCACGTGCCACGTTTTCAGACTATCGTGTACTACGATTGGCTGAAGGCAAAAAGGCAAAAACTATTAATCTTGATCAGGAAATGCTTGGTGGGGTGTTCTCCGTTCTCATAGATTTGGGACATTACTATGGTGAACATCCGCTCAAAGAGATGAAAAAAATTAGGCTGCCGGATCAGGAAATGGGTTTTTTAACTCATGACGAAATCTGGCAACTGCTTGATCGGTTACAAGGCGGCCACCTGAAAGCGGTCAAGCTTTGTTTGGCGACAGGTGCGCGTTGGGGGGAGGTGCTCAAACTTAGACGGGAAGAAGTGATCGGTAATAAGGTGACCTTTCTCAATACGAAAAATAATAAGAATAGAACCGTCCCGATCTCTGCTGAACTTTGCCAACATATTACTGATGGTATCAAGGCCGGACCGCTGTTTGCCGGGCTGAATTACCCGTATTTAAGAACGTGCATTAAAGAAGTTGCCCCCGGCCTGCCAGCAGGGCAAGCCGTTCACGTTTTACGCCATACCTTCGCTAGTCATTTTATAATGAATGGTGGCAACATTCTGGCGCTACAACGGATTTTAGGACATTCGAATATTTTACAAACGATGGTGTATGCGCATTTTGCACCGGGTTATTTGGAAGATGCGGTGAGGTTTAATCCGTTGAATGTATTATTTGAAGTAAATAAGTGAGGTAATCAATGGGGACGCTTTCTGTATTTATAGCTGAAGCACTATTTGGAGGGGTTTTCAAGGCTATTGGAAGTAAAATAGCTGAAACAGGAATGAGTAAGTCTAAAGCTATAAGTAATAAAATACTAATTGCTTTTAATGACGATAAAATTATAAATGAGTATGTTTCAAAAGCTATACATAAAATATTTGTCTTTAGGACTATGACTGCTGGAGATGAAGACGTATATCTAGATGAAATATATCATCCAATGAGGATTATTGGTAAAGTAGTTAAGAGCAGGCAATTGCTAATAGATGATGGCGTTTCTATAGATAATGAAGGTTGCAGTGCCATTGTCGGACTTGCTGGGCAAGGCAAAACTACAATTATGAGGAAGTTGTTTCTTGAAGAGTTAGTTAGGGGAGAGAGGCTTCCTTTTTTTATCACCCTTAGACAATTTGAATATACATCGAAGATTAGTTGTGAGGATATCTTATTAGATCATCTAAGCTCTAACGGAATTGAATGTGATCGCAATGATGTAATCAATATTCTAAAAACAAAGAAAGTGGTATTTTACTGGGATGGGTTCGATGAGATTGTAGAGGCTCAAAGAAATAATGCATTAAGAATGATCTCGTCTATTTATGATAAATATAGTTGTTCCTCCCTTGTTACTACTAGACCAGATACAGAGATAACTAGACATCCGGGGGTTTTTTTATACAGAGTAAGTCTTTTAGTTTATAAAGATGTTTGTGAAATTATAAAAAAAACGGTCAAGAATAGAGATGCTGGTGAGTTGATAATTAATGCTTTAAGGACTAAGAGTTTTTTAAGGTCAACAATTCGAACGCCAATATTAATAGATGTTTTGATAGTAACCTCACCATCATTGAGTGACGAGCCTAACTCAATTGGTGATTACTACGACCAACTTTTTTCTGCCCTTATCTTCAGGCATGATTGGAATAAAAACTTCAAAAGAGAGAAGAAAACAACACTAACAAATAAAAAACTTGAAGAATGTTTTAGCTTGTTCAGTTTTTTTAGCTTAATGGAATTTCGCAGTGATTTCACTTTGGAGACTATGCATAAAATTTTTGAGAAAGTCTGCGAAATAAAGAGATTGGGCCTATCCGAAGAACATGTTTGTGCAGACATAGTTGATGGCACAAATCTGATAACGCGCGATGGATATAATAATTACGTATATATTCATAGGACAATACAGGAGTACTTCTCGGCAAAATGCATTGCAATGTTTAGCCCTGAGCAAAAAGTTTCATTTCTAAGTAAATATACGGAAATTGATCTAAGGAAAGTAAATTATAATCTCTTGTCAATGCTTAAACTCATAGACACAAGTGCTTTTTATAAGCATTACTTAATTCCATTACTTGCAAGTAATGATGTTTTTTCTGAGAATAAAGTAATAGTAAAAAGTAGAGATTATGTAGAAAAAGAAATTAGCCAATCGAGGCTAGGTATCGACGAGTCTGGAATTGTCTCTGTAACTCCTTTTGAGTATTTTGATGACAATAGTTCGAGGAATTTAAAATATATTAACTATGCTATTGCCATTGCTGGTTTAAGGCATGAAGAGGACCCAGCTTATGAATACTTCATCAAGCATGAAGGGATGATTATGGCTTTTTCAAGAGATAAGAATGGTAAGGGTAAATTTACTGAAAACGCTACAGATGAAATTTTAATGGATGGAGTAAAGTGGGTTATAGTAGATGAACTCAAAGAAGTATTAACTGATTTTGATAAAGGTTTTATAGATGCCACTTATTCTTATTATTTGAATTTAGCCACCTCCCTTCAGAAAATGATTGATGATGAGTATCTTAAAAAGTTGGAAAGTGATGGATTAATATCAAATATGTTGGATGATATGAAATTTAAATAAGTATGTGATTTTTTATTCGGCAAATATACTGGCAAGATTAGTGATTGTGGGCGGCTCGCTTGTCCACAAATTGCCCCCCATTTTAAGCATACAGTTACAGGTGCTAAATCATTGATTAATATGTGAATGATTGTTTATACTACTCTCAATATGGCGGTGCAGCCCTCTCATGAATATAAAGGCAGGATGATGGGCAAAACCTCGGGAGAAATCGCAAAGGAATTCATTGAACTACAGTTTTCCGATGAGGAGGAACGAAAGAATCGTATTAAAGACGAGCTATTTAGAAAGTTGGAGGCCCAAGTGAAAATGGTAACTCCTGAACTTTTTGCTCGTTTTTTAGATGAAAGAGGAGCAAGTCGAACCTGTATTTCATGTGGATCCAACAAATTATCAGTACCTGAAATAACTACAATAAGTGGATTGTAGGGATTGTATTTACCGCCTTAGGTTTCGGCTTTGCTGCGGCTAAGTACCTTTTCTGAAGATCCACAAATTGACCAAAATCCCCACGCTATCCCCATTCTAAGCACGCAGTTACAGGTATCTAACTCATTGATAAATCTGTAACTGCTTGTTTTTAATTCACTATAAATGGCGGCCGATGGCCTCCCTTTTTTTGTTTGCAGCTTGGCTGGGTAAACAAAAAGACCAGCCTGAAGGCTGCTCTGGATTATACGGGGGCTGCTACTGGTGGATGCCGCTGATTTGCAACAGCGCAGCTTCAGCTAAAAATGCGGATCGGCTTTTAAATTCTGGATGTGTGGCGACACAGCGGTCGATACGGTCAATTAACGATTTTGGAAGAGTGACGTTAATTTTTTCTGACCCACCAAGCAGACGAGAAACATCAATGTCTACAACAGCCCAAATATAACCTGCGAATTCAGGATCCTTTGCCAATTTGCCAACACTGGAAACGGCAGGAATATCCTGACCCATTTCTACCATAACTTCGATATGACCAGTAATCGCCTCTTTGGCGGCTGAGATTGCTTCATCCAGAGTGTCACCTGCTGAAAAACAACCGGGTAAATCTGGAACAATCACGCCGTATGCATGCTGATCGTCACCTGCTTCAATTGCAATGGGATAAAACAT